GTTTAACAGCTGCACCTTCTTTTGCCGGTTTTATCGAGTTCCGCAATACTCAGACGTTTTACCGAGTTCGACAATACTCGCGCCCCATTTTCTTCTTGGGGGGCGTAATTCCAGAAGATCTGGTTGCCAAGGGGTTGATGGCCTCAAGACATCAAGGATAGTGACCTACACTGGCTCAGTGGCCTTATAGCTGAAAACGGTTTCCCGACGTACTATTTGAGGGTTTCATTTTTTCCGCTTTAGTAGCCTTTTGTTTCATTTGAGTGGCCAGTAAACGCTGATTCAGAATTACGGTTTAACACTCATCTTGTTGCATCTGGCTTTTTAGCTTCATTTTCCTTGTGCCACCGGTAGTTTTGGTGGTTTTATGTCCTGTGTACGTGCATGTGATTCGTGCATTGTACCTTAGGGTTATAGCTTCGTTAGGTGGCTGTGGGCAATATATGTAAGACCCTCACACCGCTCTTGTAGTGAGAGAACATCCTTTGGCTGTTGATGCTTCATCCAGCTACCCGGTTATGGGCCGTTTACCATTCATCCCTACATTGTTTTTCCCGTTAACGTTGTTTTGCGAAAGACTGTGTTTCTGCTGTTTTACAGGATTCATAGTTTAGTAAACATTCAACTGATAGGACTTTAACCCGTAAGTATTTCGTGGCATCATTTGCCACCAATTTAATTCTTTTTTCCTTTTGGAACAACAACTTACAAATCAGTTACAATCAATATGAGTATCAATATGTCTAACGCTAATGTAAAGAGAGATGCACGTGATGCACAGCAAAGGCTTGCTAACAGGAAGAAAAATAAGGCTTTGTATAAGTCTCTTGATAAAAGTGTACGTAAGGTTAAAGTTGACAAGGAACGTTCTGTCAAGTTCGTATCCAAGCTTGATGAAGTTGAGGAACAAGGTTTTGGACCAGCTGTTGCTACAGCTGCTGCTGGGGTTATAGCTTTTGCTGCTGGCCGCATTGCAGGTAGCATTAACAAAACGGCAAATGGCCTTGACAAATTTATTGAGGCACTTAAGGCCAAGATGGACGATTTTGTCAAGATGGCAAAAGATGCCATGGGACACCTTTGGATGGTTCCTGTTGCCATAGTCGCTCATCACATTGTTTCTTCGTTCATTGATGTTCCTTTGCTTCCCGTTATGGCAGGTGCCATGCTTGCCAAAGTTTTTGGTGGAAAAGCATGGAGTCTTATCTCTGTGTATTTCAAGCCCCAAGAGCAGTCAGGTGCTTCCATATGCCAACTGAGTGGCTTGATTGCGAGCGCCTTTTGCATGTGTTTTGTTCCTTTCAAGAGCGTTGCGCAAGTGGCAGGTGAACTTTTGAGAAGGGCTGGTTCTTTCACACGTGCTAAGGAAGGATTTGAAGGACTCTTTTCGGAAGCTATGAAGTTCCTCGAGCGTATTTTGAATTGTTTTCTCCGTATGTGCGGTAAGAAGGAGTTGCAGTGGATGGATAGATCAGAACGTCTGGTTGAGGAATTTTCTAAAAAGGTTGATGCTTTTGAAAAGAGGACTAAGGACCCACAGGAGAACATCAAGATTGAAGAACTGCTAGCAGCTGTTGACCTTGAACTTGATGCCATTGGACTTAAGTCCACAGTGCGCTCATCAAATTTGGTGATTCGCATTGAACGAGCTTTGTCACGTCTTTCGGTATTGTTGATGCCGTACCAAGGTGCTATAACAGCTGCTCGGAACTACCGTGTTGAACCACAGTTTTTGTGTCTTTATGGTAAGTCTGCAGTTGGTAAGACTTCGCTCGTTACCAAGATGGCCTGTGCAATTCTTGTGAAGTCGGGCATTTGTACAGCTGATACCGCTTTGCGTAATTTATGGCAGAAGGGCACTACGGAATATTGGAATGGATATGTGAACCAGAAGTGCTTGATTATGGACGATTGCTTTCAAGTAAAGCCTGTGAAAGGTGATTCTGATAATGAGTATATGAATGTTATACGCATGGTTGGCAATTGGGCCTATGCTCTGAATTTCGCAGATCTACCCAGCAAGGGAAAGTTTTACTTTGACACACCTTTGATAATCGGCACAACCAATGTGGCCGATGTGAGATCACAGGCAGAGATGCTCATTAACGAGCCTGAAGCCGTTGTACGGCGCATTAAGTACCCATACGCCATACATGTGAGCGAAGAGTATGTCAGGCCTAACAGTAATGGTGGCCTTAACTACCACAAGGTAGAGAACGTTTTTAAGGAGAGGCTTGACCAAGCTGAGAAGATTCTCGCAGAGGGTGGCCCACCCGTTTCTTTTTACGATTGCTACCCTTGGGAGGCCTGGTATTTGGTCACACATGATTTTGCAAGACCGCAGACTGGTGGAGCCCGACGATCTGTACGAGACCTCATTGATGAGATTGTTCAGAACTTGCTCACGTCCAAGGAGAATCATGATGAAGCGATTCGTAATTTAAATCGGTTTTTGGCTGGCTTGGAGGCTGAAGGGACCACGCATGTGGTTCACAACATAACTGAGCCTTGCCTTTTTGAACCTGTTGTTCACACTATGACCTCTCAGGACATTGAAGAACAGTCAGGACTTGTGGATGGAACTGATGGTATGGATTTGGATGAGATTGAAGAAGCCGACGTCGAAGAGGTATTGTACAGGCCAACGGGCAGGATAGCCCGTTTTTGGGCTGACTTGCGCGACCGCTTGGTATCTGTGTTGCGTGAGATTGGTAAGAAGGCTGGCCTTTTTGGCCAATGGATGCTTAATATTGAACATGCCACGGTTTTTGAGAGGATTGCTTTTGACTTTGGTATAGTTGTCCTTTTTGCTGGTGCTTTGGGCTTTCTTGTGACTTCGGTTATTGGCTTGTGCAACAAGCTTCTGGGTCGCAACGTCTCTTATGAGAGCAATATAAAAGAGACAAAGCCGAAAGGTGTTCCAAAGAAAGTCTTCCTTGCAAACAGGATGAGGGAAGAGGCAGGCTTGGAGTCAGACAACAGTGCTCAAACCAAGATATACCACAATTCATATAAGCTTGTTGTTGACAAGGGAGGTCCTAATGAGAAGACCATTGGACAAGTCCAGCTTTTGGTCCACAACTTGGCGGTGCAGCCAAGACATTACACACGTGGTTTGATTGAAAAGTTGAACAAGAAAGTTTATACAGGTGACACTGTGCTTACTTTTCTTGACCCTCGTGGCAGATATGATCGTGAAATCAGCTTGCGTGAGTTTCTTGATTTGAAGCGTGTGACTACGAACACTTATGATATGGAGTTTATTCTTTTCCCAGTTGGGCTTTTTCTTGCTGTGCGCAAGATTACCCAGTATTTGCTTAAGTCAGACCAGCTTCGTGATGTGCTTAAGGCGAAACCTTCTGTCAGGCTTGATATCATCCAGCGCTCCCTGGACCGTTCTGGTGAGAGTGTTACTCGGCAGACCATGTTTTCCAATACAGTGGATCATGTCCCCGAACTTACGACAGAAGGCTACCGTAATAAGGAGCTTTTGAAGTATCAGATGCAAACCGAAGTTGGCATGTGCGGGGCACCACTCTGCATTGCCGAGAATCGTTTTTATGGAGGCCGTTGTTACCTTGGGTTTCATGTGGCGGGCATGCCAGGCTTGTTTAACAGGTCTGGCTTTTCTCAGATATTGGTCTATGAGGACGCGATGTTCGCTATGAAGACTTTGCTTGTTGCGGACGATGCGTTTGAGGATGATCTCGAGCGTCGGAACATCGTTTTGGACGATGTCACTTGTGAGGAGCAATCGGGTCTTGACCAGAAGTTGACCAAGGGGAGCTTTACCTTGCTTGGCAAGGTTGCAATTCCAGTACGCCTGAATATGAACAGCAAGTTGAAGTTGTCCCCCATTGGACAAAGAGAGGTGTTTGGACCTAATCCTCAAAGGCCTGCAGTTCTCAAGCCCATTTATATGAATGGCGAGAAGGTTTTTCCGCTTTTGCGGGGTCTGGAAGCTTACACCACACCGGTTGAATACAGACCTTTGGTTAATGCCAACGCGATTGTTGCGCTTGCAACCAAGCCGTTTAGGGAAGCTACCAAGGATGATTGGAAGGGTTTGCTTTCTAAGGAGGAAGCTGTCAAGGGTGTCGAGGGCCTTAAGTTAAGGGCTATTTCCAGAACCACTTCACCTGGTTACCCTTATATCATGACTACCAAGAACGGTAAGAAGGATTTCTTTGGGGATGGTGATTATGACTTCACAGGCCCTGAATGTGCCGAACTTTTCGAGCGCGTTGACTCTATTGTCGAGGCTGCCAAGGATAACTGTCGGCTTTCTCATGTGTTTATGGATTTTCTCAAGGATGAGGTACGACCTCATGCCAAGGTTGACGCTGGTGTCACTCGAGTGATAAGCGCATGTCCCGTGGATTACGTCATCGCTTTCCGTATGTATTTCGGAGCTTTTATGGCTGCTATGTTCCGACACCACACTGTGTCTGGGATGTGCCCTGGCATAAACCCTTATGGTGATTGGTGGCTGCTTGCCTCGAATTTGTCGCAACATGGGCCACGTGTCTTTGATGGTGACTTTAAGAGGTTTGATGCTAGTGAGCAACCTTATATTTTGAGCTTGATTCTTGAGTTTGTGAACAGGTGGTATGACGATGGTTTGGAGAATGCCCGCGTGCGTTCCGTATTGTGGCTTGATTTGATTAATTCGAGGCACATCGGTGGTGACGGCACAGACCAGAGGTATATCTACCAATGGTCCAAGTCGTTACCGAGTGGACATCCTTTTACCACACCAGTCAATAGCCTTTATTCCTTAATCACTCTTACGGCATGTTACGTTGCCGCTACTGGTGACCTTGTTAACATGCATTCGCATGTTTACCTTGCAACGTTTGGCGATGACAACATCGTCAATGTTAGTGAGACTGTATCCGACGTCTTTAATCAGGTTACAGTCGCGCACTATATGCAAGAGTTGTTTGGCTTGACGTACACAGCAGGCAGCAAGGGGGTTGATTTGTTGCCCTATACCACGTTGGAGGAGTGTACGTTTTTGAAGCGTTCATTTAAGCGTGATGAGCTTGGTTCAAACGGATGGGTTGCCCCTTTGGATAAAGCGAGCTTTTTGCCGCTTCATGGCGCGAAAGCGCCGGGTTCCGGGTACTGGCTGCTGAGACAAATGATTCTCTCCGCGCCGCAAGGCGCGCAGACAGAATTCGGCTTACAGCCCTTC